TTATTGCTTGTTTAACTTGCCCCATTACCAACCTCCTTTATTAATTTATTTAAATACCAGTTAGCTTTTTTTAAATCTTCCAATGGTTCACCCTTAAACTTATAACGAGAAATATATTTCAAAATATTTCCCTTTAGATAGCCATGATATTCATCATTAGTTGTACAATCCCTTATAACTTCTATAGTTTCTTTCTTACCATACTTATAATGGGCGGGAGAATTAACATTATCATTTACCATATTCTCTCCTAATAGACTTAATATCAATTGTTTCTATATTATAATTACCATTACTAACTTCTCTTTTAACTATTAAACCACTCCACCACATGTGTTGGGTATCTTTAGCAAAAGATTCTGGGTGACTTAAATAACATCCCGAAGATAAAGCATGTAACTTTTTACCAGTTGGTAATGTAGACACAGCATAATCTAATAAATGATTATGACCTACTGTTGCAGAAACTTTATGTTTATTTAATAAACTCCTTGCAACATTCTCACCAGATATTGGTGAACCCATAATACCTGAAGGTAGGTGATGTGCATAATGTATATCATCAATTACTTTTATAGATTTAAAAGGTACTTCTCTCCATCCATATTTTTTATAATGAAGATCTTTTATACTTATAGATCCATCAAGTTCTGGATTTTCATCTACAAACCTATCAATTCTATCTTCATGATTACCATGAAGCATAACCTTAATTGATTTATGCTTACCCAAACCTTTATTAAATAATGCCAGAGCATTATGTGAATGTTCCATATCTTTTTGGAACCTTCTACCTTCAAAGGATTTCTTACCTCTATCATATGTAGATAGAGAATCCATACTACAAAAGTCACCCATACATATTATATGAGTAGCTTTTACATCTGCGGCTAACCTACCTGCCCACAGAAATCTATCATTGTTTGCTTTAGGTGTACAATGAGGATCACCCATTACTAAATGTGTTGCCATTAGTTTAACTCCTTATCTCTTTTGTTTTTTAAGTATTCAATAAAATCTATAATATTATCATCGTTATTAAATTCAGCTACAGAATTTATAGACATACTCTTGTTGCTTTTTTTGTCATCAGCAAATCCTCTTAAACCATACAAGAAAGTTGTATGGGGATCTGATGTCGACATTTTAATCATTCCTCGTGCTATTGTTGAACAAAGTTCATATTGCTCAGTTGACATTTTGGCTTTACTATCCATTACTATACCACAGGTAAAGCCCTTTTCCCATGGAGTGATTAAAACTTTTACTGAATTTAATATATTAAACTTTTTATCTTTTATCATTTATACCAATACTTTTTAAAATTTTCATTATTATACTCTACAATTTTATGTTCAAATCCTCTCTTCATACTTCTTTTACCAAAATCATCTGCTTCTTTTTCATTATTAAAAATAATATTTGTAAACATTTTATAATCTTTCTTCTTTTTATTTTTATATAGTACAAAATATAACATCAATCATATAGAGTCGGTAGAGAGCAGACCCCTTGAACTACCCTCCACCATTCTCTATAGTATCATCCTGTTTAGGATTTGTTACAGAAGTGTACCAAACCCACTTAGGATTTTTACCCTTGGATTGCTGCTGTGGTAACAACTGCAATTTATCTTCTCCCCAACAAGGAAGTTTGTATGGGCAATATGAACACACAAAACCCAAAATTCTATTACCAGTTGGTTTAGTTCTAAAAGTTTCTGTTATATCTTCATAGCATCTTTCAAAAGGTTTATTTTCTTTTAAAGCTTTTATATTATTTTTTGCCTTATCAATAGCTTTCTTTTTATGTTCTTCAACTACTACAGGAGTTTCACATACAGCCCATTCACCAGTTGATTTGTTAATTGCTATCCATCCACCAAAAGGTTTTTTCTGACTTTCACCATATAAAAATCCCTGTGATGCATAACCAAATGAATCTTCTTTAACAACTTCGCTAAATCCACCTGCTTCACTAAATTTTTTTTGAAAGGAATATGGTGACGCACTTTTAATATCCCATATTTTTCCATCAATTTCAACATCTTGTTTACCCTCAATTGTACTTCCATTAAATTTATATGCAACTTTCTTTTGTTCATTCTTAATATCTATATCTGCTGACTTCAATATAAATATAGCTAATGCTTCTATTATATCACCAAAAGTATTTCTCATCTTAATATTATAGGGTTGCCCCTCACCTTTAATACCTTTAGATTCCATTTGTAATTGGCATAATGGTCTACCTATACTAGACATTCTAGGTTCAAATTTAGTTCGTCTCTCACCTTGAAACTGTTTAAGTAAGGCGTTTTTACACGCCTCACCAAACTTCTGCACTAACTGTTTGTCCAGTTCAACTGGCTTTCTAGATGCTAAGTCTAAATATTGCTGTACTTTTAACAATATATTATTCATTATTTAGATAGCACTTGCTCTGGACTTAACTCTTCTACAACCTTAAGATCACTTTTGTCATTATTATTTACAAGTTTCTTTTTTGCAGAATTATAAGCATCAATGACTATTTTATTTTCATCATTAATAGATTCTTGAAATCTATTTAATGTCTCTCTATCTGTATCAGACAACTGTAAATTAGTATCTGCGTTTACTGCTATCTTAGGTACATAGTAAACATTACTGCCCTTCTTCTGTCTTAATGTATCTAAAGAAAAAGTACAATTAAACATGAACTTTTTTCTCTCCCTTAACTCATTTAAAGCAACACTGACAGGTGAAAAAGCAGTACCAGTAACTCTGTATAGAACAGGTAAATTCTCTAAATTATGAGCATTACCTTTTGCAGTTACACCATTTTTAAAAGATAAAAGACCATAAACAAGTTTATAACATCTTATAGTTCTTTGTTTTTCAAAATCTTCCTGATTAAGAGTTGATCTTTCTTTAAAAGACATCTTACCACACTTAGTTCCTCCTAGCATATCTATAACTTCTTCTTTCCAGTTTTTAAATATGATAGATCTATTTATATATTCTCCTTTTTCTGCATTATAATGCATATATTGCATTGCACTCAAAAATGGTCTAAGTGTAATTGGTTTACCAAAAACATTTTGACCTACTGCAGAATCATATACATAGAAATGACCAGCTGGTAATTTATTACCATCATCATCTTCGGGTGCACGATTAATTGCTAGTCTAGGAATATTTACTCCAATACTAGAACCATCGTCTTGTCCAATGGCTTGCATAATTTGCTCATTAGACATTTGTTTTATATTTATTAAGTTATTATCAGACATTTGTCCTCCTATTTTTATATTTACCTTATATCATACTTTAGTTGATTTGTCAAGTATTATTTTGTTATATTATACAATACTTTTATAACCCAATAAAAAACAAATATACAAGAAACTATAAATAATATATCATCTACTAACATACCCTAGTCTTCCCATCAGTAATCTCATATGGAAGATTTTCCATACGAGCAAACCACATTATATAACTCTGTAGTTCTTCATCTTCGTTTATATATAACTTTGTAGGTACTCCTCCAAAGTCCTGCTTCAATGATTGTAGTTTATCATAAGCTTCTTCTTGCTCATCCTTACCCCAATCATCTATATCTTTATCAAGTATTGGTGTTTCCATTGCCTACCTCCTTTTTTATATTTGTACCGTCTTCATTTTTAACCCATTCATAATCATCTGAAACCCAATCAGGATCTTCATAGTTTAAAAATCTTTTGCCTGTGTCAATGTCTTCATCATCACGGGGTAGACACTCTTCTATTTTTTTCCAAGACACAGGTTCATCACCCGACATATCATTAACATGGCTACCTCTAA